AAGAGCATAGTAATTCTATTAAGCAAATGATAGATTACTTATATGCTGAGACTGTAGCGAAGAAATATAACTTATCTCCTGTAAATAATAATACAACCTTAAGGGCATTATTACGAAGAGGAGCTACGAAAGAAGCTCTGTACATCGAACACTACATACATTTAATTTATGGGTATGTAAAGGATAAACATTCCGCTCAGGTTCTGAGCATTTTAGAGGTCCTTAATTCTGCCAAGAATGTAGTTACAGATTCAACAGATCGAGTAGAAGTTATTATTAAAAACGCTATACTGAGGGAACTTTCATTGTTAAGGTCGCCCCCGAATAGGGCAACATTCGCAATTCTAAAAGTTGCTTCATAAATACATATGATAGGTGGTAGTCTTATATGGCTACCATCTATCTTATTTTTGATTACCTATAATTTCTAAATTTTACTTAGTATTAGGTAACTTTACTAAGTAACTTAACGTAGATTATAAGCCAATTCTAATCAAATTTTTGGACAGTTAGTATACCAACTAAAGAGGTATACAAATATAAACCAAACTTTTAGTTATGAGAAAACTTCTGATAACTTTAAGTTTTATTTTACTCTCAACTTTAAATAGTTTCGCTCCAATGTTGGACGAAGATAGAGTAAATAAAAGCTTAGAGTTTGAAAAAGTGGTCGTAATTAGTAAAGAACTGGACATTAATCAAATAGGTATATCAAATATTCCACTAAATCCATTTATTGAGGTTGATACGTCACAAAACTTCAAAATATCAAGTAAATATGGTTATAGAATGCATCCTGTGTTAAGAGTAGTATTACTACACAAAGGCATAGATGTAGTCGTAGAAAGAAATCAACCAATTATGGCATCTGGTTCTGGTCAAGTAATAAGAGTTGAATATTCCAAATATGGTTATGGTAACAACATAATCATTAAGCATAATAATGAATATAGTACGCTATATGCTCATTTAAATGCAATTAGAGTCAAAGAAGGAGATTATGTACATTATGGAGATATAATAGGCCTTGGTGGTCAAACTGGCCTCGTATGGGGTAAAAGTTGTCATCTTCACTTTGAATTAAGAGAAAACAATATTGCGATAAATCCTCTTAAATTCATTGGTGCAAAGACAGGAAATGAATTTGCAAAAAAAATGTATCAATTAAAAAATATTAATGACTACTTATTTGGAGTAAGTTAATTAGAGACACAGGCACTCTATGAACAAAAATCAACTAATATGAAATTCGCAGAAAAAACAATAAAACTTGAAAAACTAATTGGAGCAAAAGCCGATCTAGAAACTGTAATCCGTATGAACATTATAAAGAAAAATAATTTATTATTTTCTAAAGAATATGATGTTGATAAGGTTAAAGAAATAGACGACGAAATAACCACAATTGATGAACAGCTCATTGAAGTTAAGCTTTCAATTCAGCAAGCAAATACGAATGAGCAACATGAAGATGGCCAAACAAACAATTATTACATTTACAAGTTATCTTCATTAAATAGAAAACTAGCGTCTCTTAGGGAATTTGAACAGAAAGGTGAAAATAATTTACTTTTATATGATAAAACATCTGTTAAGGGTAAATTTGGAAACCACAATGCTAAGATACTCGAACGTCTTACAACAAAGAAAGAAATTGAAAAACGTTTAAAAGAGATTGCAGCAAACATCGCTGACCTAGAGAAGTCTATTGCCGATATTAAAATAAAATTATCAGATTTTAACAATCGTGTCGAAGTTAAGGTGAAAGTATTCGAAGGTTTCGAAGGACTTAAAAATCTTAAATAATTATATAAGCAGGACTTATTTGTATTAGTCCCCAGATTAAATTTTGGTAATGACGATATTGTATAAGTCCTGCTATTTTTATCTACATATATGAAAAGTTTTGAATTATCTGATACTTTTATAAAGAAATATAAAGCATTAGATCCTGAATTTGGATTTAATGGTCTTGGGGAAATAACATTTTATCGCACCTACTCAAGACAAAAAGAAGATGGTGTAAATGAACAATGGTATGAAGTAGTGCGTAGAGTAGTTGAAGGTTCTTTTTCTATGCAAAAAAATCATATCACTGAATATAATCTTGGTTGGGACGAAGAAAAAGCTCAAGTTCAAGCACAAGAAATGTATGATAGAATCTTCAAAATGAAATTCCTACCAAGTGGTAGGTCTCTTTGGGTTATGGGCACAGACGCTATATATAACAAAGGATTATATGCTGCTCTTAACGCATGTTCATTTGTATCTACAAAAGACTTAGCTAAAGAATTAACTAAACCTTTTGAATATATGATGGACATGTCAATGTTAGGTTGTGGTGTAGGGTTTGATGTAAAAGGGGCAGGTCAATTACTTATACGAAAACCTAAAGGTGAATTTCAATATAAAATTCCTGATACAAGAGAAGGATGGGTAGAATCATTAAAATTCTTACTTGAAGCTTATTTTATAGGTTCTTCTTTACCAGTATTTGATTATAGTTTACTAAGAAAAAAAGGTGAATTAATAAAAACATTTGGTGGTAAATCATCAGGTCCTGAACCTCTTATAAAATTACATAAACAAATAATTGATAATTTTAGTAAGAGAATAGGTGATAAAATAACAGCTACTGACATAACAGACGTAATGAACCAAATTGGTTGTTGTGTAGTAGCCGGAAATGTTCGTAGATCAGCTCAAATTGCACTGGGTACTCCTACTGATGAATATTTAAAATTAAAAGATTATACATGGGACACTGATTCTATGTCATATAAAGGTTCTAATTCTAAAAGAGCTGAATGGGGATGGACTTCAAATAATACTGTATTTTCAGAAATAGGAGATGATTATACTGAATTAGCAGAACAAGTATCTGTTAATGGTGAACCTGGTTTTTTCTGGATTAACAATACACATAATTATGCTCGTATGAATGGTGTTATTGACACTACTGATAATAGAGCAGAAGGTACTAATCCTTGTGGTGAACAACCATTAGAATCTTATGAAATGTGTTGTTTAGTAGAAACATTTCCTACTAGACATGATAGTCTTGAAGATTTCTTAAAAACATTAAAATATGCCTACTTATTTGCAAAAACAGTAACATTAGGTAAAAGTCATTGGGCTGAAACTAATAGAGTTCAAATGAGAAATAGGCGTATTGGTACATCAATAAGTGGTATAGCACAATTTATTGGTGTTCATGGTATTGAAGAATTACGTAAATGGTTAGAAGCAGGATATTCTACAATTAAAAAATATGATCAAATCTATTCAGATTGGTTATGTGTTCCTCGCTCTATCAGGGTTACTTCTATAAAACCCTCTGGTACTGTAAGTTTACTTGCAGGCGTAACACCAGGTGTACATTTTCCAGAAAGTACATATTATATACGTAGGATTAGATTTTCTATAAATTCTTCGTTACTAAAAAGCATTAAATCAGCTAATTATCCAGTTGTTAAAGACTTAGATGATCCTGATAATACAGTTATAGTTGAAATTCCTGTAGAAGTTCAAAATTGTAAAACAATTGATGATACTAATATATGGGAACAATTAGCAATTACTTCATTCTTACAAAAATACTGGGCTGATAATCAAGTATCCTCAACAGTTACATTTAAACCTTGGGAAAAAGATCAGATTAAAACAGCATTAGATTATTATCAATATCAGTTAAAACTTATTAGTTTTCTTCCAAAAGCGGATACCAAAATTTATCCACAAATGCCATATGAAAAGATATCTAAAAAGGAATATGAAGAAAAAATAAGTACTATTAAGCAAGGCTTACTGAAATTTGATAAAATAACAGATAAAGCTGAACCAGAATTGTATTGTACTAATGATACTTGCGTAATCAAATAACAATGAAAAAAATAAATTGTATTATATGCGATCAATGTCGTACAGTATGTTCAAGCCCTATTACAATTAAGGGTAAAAAACGAGAACTACACTATTGTTCAGAAGAATGTAAAAAGAAATCTGGACACTAACTATTAATCAAATCAAATAATATGTCAAAATCAAAAAAACTGACAAAGCAAACATTAGCAAACTTTATAAAAAAAGATTCAAAATCATTACTAGAAATTGCAGAACATTTTAATGTATCTCCTTTATTAGTAAGACAATATTTATTAGATCTTAAACAAGAAAGTTATAATATTGTTGATGATGATTCTCCAATGGTTTCGCTATTGACAAATATAAATATGGGTACAATAAAACATCCATATGACCATAGAATGTGGCAAGGAGATAAACTTATATTTGGTTTTGTTTCTGACAATCATTTATGCAACCAAAACAGCAGAGAGGATGTGTTAAATGCTATGTATGATATTTTTCAAGACGAAGGTATTAGGGTAGTATATAATACAGGAAACTGGATTGATGGTGAATTTAGGTGGAACCAAAACGAAATATTTGTAAGAGGTTGTACTAATCAATTAAAATATTGTGCTAAAAACTATCCATACAGAGATGGAGTTATTACAAAATTAATAGCTGGAGATGATCATGAAGGATGGTATGTACAAAGAGAAGGAATAAACGTAGGATCATATCTTGTGAATCATCGACGTGAATTAGGTATGGATGATTTTCAGTATCTTGGTTATGCTGAAGCTGATACATTATTAAGTGATCCAGATCAAAAATATAAATCGTACTTAAGAACTGTTCATCCTGGAGGTGGTTCTGCTTATGCAACATCTTATACTATGCAAAAACTTGTAGAATCATATCAAGGTGGTGAAAAACCAACTATTATTTTAGCTGGTCATTATCACAAAATGGATTATTCTATACCAAGAGAAGTTCATTGTATACAAACAGGCACAACATCTGATCAAACCTTATTTATGAGAAAAAATAAGATTCAGGCTATGGTAGGAGGTGGAACAGTTGAAGCTAGATTGGCTAAAGATGGTACGATTAATCGTGTTAAAGTTGAATATATAACTTTTTATGATAAAAAGTTCTATATAGGAGACGATAAATACTTTAAGGGTTAATGCCTTTTACTCAGGGCATTAGGTTAGTGATTTTAAATTAGTATTAATTATCAAACAGAAAATAACATGTCAAATAATAAAAAACTCGAACAATTTGGAGAACTCGCTATTTTAATGGGCAGACTCCAGGAACTTGAAGAAACTTATCACCTTATCGGTACTACAACATATTACCGTAACCGTCACAGGGTGTTAAAGAATCAGATTGAGAATATCGTAAGGAAGATGCTCGGTCTGTCTTCAGCAGTAGCACAACCTAAAAAAGTTTTAATATTTGAAGTCGACGAAGCTGAAAGGCCTACCAGGAAGACTCAAATGCAGGATTTACAAGCATCTGTAGAACGGACGCTTGTTACTGAAGAACAAGAAGATACCGATTTAGCTCAGCTCGCTAGCTTATTTGGTATTAAGGTTCCAAATGATGCGAAAGATCGTAACCAATATCTCTTAACTGAGATTCAGGGATTTTTCAAAGTCTAAATAAAGTTGGGGGGATTACTATTCCCCCTTCTTTTATACTATAGGTTATGAGTAATTGCATATTTCCTATGGTTAATGCATGGGCAAGTAAAAAGCCTTTAAAATATTGGCGAGCTTTTACACCAAGAGATATACCTTTAGAAAATGATAAACCTATTTTATATTATGAATGGAATAATTTAGTACATAGATGGGAGTGCTCATTATTAGCCCCAATAAATCGTAATTGGTCTCATTCTAATATGCAAAAAATGATTTCCATCCATAATAGGTTAATTCAAGGTGGTATACAAGAAACAGTTATTGTAGAAGTACATCCTAAATTTAGGATAGGAAAATACAAAAATAATATTGAAATTTTACAAATATATTCGGAAAATACACAGTTCGATAGAACTAATTATACATATAAAATATATGAAACAGAATATTATGTAAAATATAACAATCGAGTAGATATTTTAACTGAGACAACATTACATGAAATGATTAAATTCAATAAGAATTTATTTACATATGAATACAAATTAACACCAAGTACAACATTATATATTCGAAATAAAACAAATAAACCAAAAAGAGATAAAAAACAGATAGAACACATTCTATCTTCTCCATATTTGATTTTAAAAATACCAAATGATAATCCAATAGAACTAGTAAGTGAAAATACTAGACACACTCTATCTTCTCCATATTTTATTTTAAAAAGACCAAATGACAATCCACTAGAACTAATAGGTAAAAATACTCAAAGTTCTTGGAAATATGTCAAGACATTCAACATGTCTAATGAACGTTGGCATAAATTATCTGAAGAATCAGATCCACATTTATATAATGTGGATGGTATACTTGCTATTCATATAACTTTTACAAATTTTAAGAAATATTGTGAAGGACAAATTAAAGCTGTTCAGACTAAAAGTACGAAGACAGCTTCTTTTCATCGTAGGGGAGCAGGCAGTACTCATAAGAATCCTATTGAAAAGCCTCAGGTAAAGAACTCTGTTAAAAGAGAGAAACCTGAATTTGTATATGTTTTATACAAAAATCCTCAGCAAAAAACTATAGCAAAAAAATGCTTAAAGGTCTATGCTGAAAAACTTCAAGAAAAACATCCTGAAGTTAAAATCTTAACAGTATCAGATATTAAATCTAAATACCCTGCAGCTGGTAAAAACAATTCTCAAATTTTACATCCGGAAGGTATGTTTAATAGGAGAGCTCGTCGTTTAATCAAACAAAAAAACAGGAGATATAATAGAAATGTAAAGATTCAACGAATATATGTTCCAATCAACGATGCTGAAAAACATCCGCCTATTGCGAACAAGTCATGGTTAAACAAAAATGGTCATGAAAATAAACCAATATTCATTAATCGTAATAATATAAATGGTTCTGTTATAAAAGTTAATGGTAAATTAGTCCAGAAAGACTCTGAAAAACTAATATATCATGATACTAATTCTGTAAAGAAACCTAGTATCACAAGACATAATGCTACGAAAAGTAGTATTAATCCTACATTAGAAGAATTAAAAAAGAAATATGCATCTAACGATAGACGCTATACTTCGAATTCTGATGTAGAAAATTGGTCTATTCAGTTCTTTATTGCACTGAAAATGATTAAAGAAAAAGAACGTCGTAAAAAAGTAGTAAAATACTTAAAAGACACTTGTGGTTTATCTGAAGAGTTCATTAATGGATTTATTCAGTATCTACATTTGACTAAAAACGGCGATCCAACAAGAGAACATAAAAGGAACCAACCTATACGTTATAAACGTATAATGGTTACTAAGCCCCATTTATCACTTAACACTCCAGATCCACGCCAAGCTCTAATAATTGAGCATGAAGTTAAGGACGAAGAAAATGATGGTGTAAAGAATATTATAACAGAGAACGTATTAGTTCGTTATAATAAAAAAGAAGGAATGCAATTCTTTAGTTACAATAAAGAAACTAATGAGCATATACTTATTTCTAAAGCCAGAGATGTTAAAAAATGGGCATATGTTCAAGAGTATAATGCAGATCCAAAAACAACAAAATGGCATGAACTAGTTTCTGTTGAAACTAAACAAGTTCCTGAAATAGTTAAATTACCATTCACATTAGAACGTACAGTTGTTGGTTCTAATATTAAGAAATGGAAGGCTCCTATATCAGAAGAAAAAACTGTCAGATACATTATTAAGAAATTAAATGTATTGTATAAAACAGAGAAATATGAATTATTGTATTCTTTAATATATAACACCATAATGGAGTATTATAGAAATAATGATTCTTTATATAATGCCATACGATTTGCGTTATATCACAATTATAGTGATTTAAGTAAGAAACTAGTTACATTGATAAAGGTCAATAAAATGGATGACCCAGATCTTGTAATATTTATGGAAGACTTACTTCACCCTCATTAATAAATAAGGTACCAAAGAGCCCTTTTAAGCAACAATAAAACAACAGTTACATCGTTTATTCATAATGAAAATTATTAGCTTAGAAGGGCTCTAAATGCCTTTAAACTTAATATAATGAACATTTACGTATATGATATAGAAGTAATGATAAATTACTTTGCTGTAATATTTAAGGACGTAAATACTCAACAATTATTTGAATTTATTGTATATAAAACAAGAAATGATATAAGTGATTTATATCAATTCTTATGTTATAGAAGAAATGATTGGTTAGTAGGGTATAACTCTTTTAACTATGATGATCAGATATTAACATTTATATATAATAATTATGAAAGATTGTTTGTTAACGAATTTGCTGAAAATATTACAGCAACACTATATGCGTTATCAAATGATATCATAAATAACGAAACAAGACAACGAGAATATGCTATACCATTTCAGTCTGTAGATTTAATGAAAGTAGGTAATTTATTACATAAATCATTAAAATTAGTAGCAGTTAATTTGAAATGGCATAAAATACAAGACCTACCTTTACATCATAATGTATTAGTAGAAGACAAGGATTTGAGTTTATTACATGAATATAACTTAAACGATGTATTAATAGCAGAACAATTATATATTAAATTAAAAGATGCTCTAATTTTAAGATGGGAAATTAGTCAGAAATACAAAATAAATGTTATATCTGAAAGTAAGAGTGGTGTAGCTAATAGATTATTAGAAAGGTTATATTCTGATAAAACAGGTATCCCTATTAAGGAACTCAAACAAATGAGAACACATAGACCAATAATTCATTTTGAAAATGTGGTTCTCCCAGAAATAACATTTGAAACCCCAGAACTTAAATCTATATTATTTAAGATATTAAGATCTGTATATTATAAAGATCAACCTTTTATAAAAAGAAATATACCATTTAATGGTGCTATTTATAAAATGGGTTTTGGTGGTTTACATTCTGATGATAAACCAGGTTCTTTTGAGGCAAGTGAAACAGAGGATATTATTGACTGCGATATATCTTCAATGTACCCAACTTTAATAATTAATTATAATTTTGTACCTGCTCATTTAGGATCATCCTTTACTACATTGTATAAAGAAATAAGGGATAGACGATTAACTGCAAAACATGCAGGACAAATGAATGAGAGTGATACATTAAAAATAACAATTAATAGTGTATTTGGAAAAACTGGTAATGAAAATCATTGGTTATATGATCCATTAGTAACATTAAGAACTACAATAAATGGACAATTATTTATGTTGATGTTGATTGAAAGATTAACATTACAGGGTTTTAAAGTTATATCAGCCAACACTGACGGAATTATAACTATTGTACCAAAGGATAAAAGAAATTTATATAATGATATATGTCAGAAATGGTGTGAAGAAACAATGTTTGAATTAGAATTCACAGAATACAAAAAATATATCAGAAAGGACGTTAACAACTACATTGCTATTACTAAATCTGGAAAGATAAAAACCAAGGGAGAATTTGTACAATCCTTAGATTTAGAAAAAGGTGTAGATAAACCAATTGTTTCTACAGCATTATATGAATATTTTGTTAATGGTATAAAACCAGAAATTACAATACAAAATTCTAAAGACATTCTTGATTTTTGTACAGCTAAAAAAATTGATTCTAAATTTGAAAATTACCTATTTTATATAGACGATTTTGAATTAAAAAGAACAAAACTTCAAGATACTGTACGTTTTTATGTATCAAAAAGAGGAGATCAACTATATAAAGTTGATAAGAAATTTGGTGAAAAAATTAATTATTGTGTAGGATATAACGTCAAAATACTAAATGATTTAAATAAGTCTACCAGCTTTGATGAATATGACGTTAATTTAAGTTACTATATAACAGAATGCTATAAAGTAATTAATCAAATTGAAGACAAGCAACTCAAATTATTCTAATAATGAGTAAAAATACATTATATAAATCACTTATTCAAGAGAAAGTAAAGGAAACTTTATTGCGACTGAATAAAGAAGCAGAAGAACAAACAAATAAAGAAGTTATAAATAATATAACAGCTCTAGCAACAACAAAGAAGGCTAGGCCATCTTTTGAAGATGCAACAATATATCTGGAAATACTTAAACAAGAATGCCCTTTAATAATGAGTATGACAGATTACGATATAATCAAATGGGCTAAGATATTACTTGGTGTAAACTTAACATGGAAACATTTGTTTACATTAGAAAGAGAAGTTAGACCTCACCCATATTACGAAATATTAATAATTAAATAAAATGCTTTTAACACTTAATACAGATTCTATAAAAACATTAGAATTACCAATATTAGATTATGTGATATTGTTATTATTTTCTGAAAACAAACAATCTCTATTTGATCAGTACATCACAGAAGATATAAAAAATAACTTATTTAATAAAGGTCTTATAGAAAATGTTGAAGAGTGCAAACTTACAGAAAAAGCAAAAAATATTATATTTGGTGACAATTTGTTTAATGAATTCATAGTTGAATTCCCACAAAAAGTTACTAGAACAGATGGAACTGTTGATTTTCTAAGAACTGATTTGGCCAATGCAGAGAATTTATATCTGAGCTATGTTGGCCGTAGCAGAGATAAACATAACCATATACTAAAATGTCTGAAAGCAGAAATAAAGCAACGAGAAGGAAACGGATCAATGCCTTATATGATGCGAGTCTTCAAGTGGTTAGCCAATAAAGGTTGGACCTCTTATGAAGACATTGTAGATGAAGTATTAACTTCTAAAAAAGACTTGGGATATGGCACAACCCTTATCTAACGACAATACCCCTGAAATAAAGCATATTTCTAAGGCTGCTGATGAAATAGTGACATATATTGATAATCGCCGTAAGGGGATTGTTACGTCATTAAAAACTAAGTGGACTAAGTTTAATCATGCTACTATGGGAGGAATTGAACCCAATATCATAATGACCATAGCTGGTATAAGTGGTAGTGGTAAATCGTCATTTGTAAACAGCTTAGAAACCGACATTGTTGACCTCAACAGAAATGAGGACATTATTATATTATCATTTAATTTTGAAATGTTATCTAGTAAGCAAGTAGGTAGGAAACTATCTTATAAACTTACTAAGACTACAGGTGAATTATATTCATCTGGATATGATGGTGAACCTGTTTCTGATGAATTATTTGAAGTCATCGAAAAAGAAGCAGAACATATTAAACACTATCCAGTATACTATATAGATGCTCCATGTACTGTGGATCAAATACATAGTACTATTAGAAAGTTTCAATTTAGCGAAAAAACAAAGGACAAATGGTTAGTAGTAATACTTGATCATACTTTGTTAACTCGTGGTAAAGCAGGAGAACAGGAAAGGGAAACCTTGGCAAACCTGCAGAAAGTCTTTATGGAAGTTAAGAAAACTGGTAAAACTACCATTATTCAACTTAGCCAAATGAATAGGGATATTGAGTCATCTGAAAGGATAACCAATCAAGCTATGCATTTCCCAATGAGACGAGATTTATTTGGTTCTGATTCGTTATTTCAGGCTTCAGATTATGTAATTGTACTACACCGCCCTGAACTTTTGGGTGAACTTTTTTGCCCAAGTAAAATTCCGTTAAACGGGGAACGTCCTGAGAAGGATAATCCCGTGCTAAATTAATTGGTAACAATTATAAATGCCTAACGACTAGAATTGATGTCTTTAATTAAAGAATATAATATTCCAAGAAAGCGGAAAATGAAACTTTTTATTATTTGGATCGTATATATATAATTACAACATAAAATATATGGAACAAATAATACCAAAACGACGTAAATATATTATTGCTAATAATGAGATATTATATTTATGTACAAAATGCAAATTATATAAAAAAGAATCTGATTTTTCTTATAGAATAGAAACCAATAAAAACAATGGTAATATATATAAATATATAAGATCAGAATGTAAAGATTGCAAAGCAAAAGCATCTGCTATATATCATAGAACAGCTAGATTAAGATTAAACGATAAAGATTTAATTGATAGTCTAAATGATTATACTAATTTTAAAGCAGATCCTTTAACTTCATTAAAACGATATTTACTTAGATTAAGTAAAAATCATGCAAAATCTAAAAATATAGAACATTTAATATCTATAAAAGATATTATTATTCCAGAAGAATGCCCTGTATTAAAAACAAAATTTATAGGAAATAATAAGAAATATTCTTATTCAATTGACAGAGTTGATAATACAAAAGGATATATTCCTGGTAATGTTAAAATAATAAGTAGACTAGCAAATATAATGAAAAATAATGCAACAAACGAAGAACTTATACAATTTGCAGACAATATTAAAAGTTACATTAAGATATAGTCTGATCTACATTATAATCCTAAAAGAAAATGTAGAATTATAGTATAAACAACTATAAGATAACAATAAAATGATAAAAAGTTATTCTCCAAATAATTGGCCTGTGCAAAATAAGATTTATATGCACTTTTTAAAAGTCAGGGAAGGTGAACCTAAAATACTTAGTTTTGTAAATAATCTAAAGTATAACAGAATTGACGAATATTAACAGATTTACATATATTTATGAACAGAAGAATTGCAATAATATTAGACGACATAACTCAGGCAAAGAAGCAAGGATTATGGACACAGTTTAAGGACTTACTCCGTAGACGGTGTAATAAAAAACAAAAGCGTCCTATTTTCGCTATTGAAAATGGGGATGCTTTAATTTTAGAATTTGCTA